AAATTAAATGTTTTCAACGATTTTCTAAATTCGTTGTAAAATTTTAATCTACTAAATAAATATAGATTTAAGTTAAATAAATCCAAATGTCTCGTGGTACAAAATTACAAGAAATGGAGCAAACTAAAACTGCTGTGACTGCCAACGCAACTCCTGGTGATGCTGCTATGCCTACTGCAGGTAGTAATGCATCTGGGGTAACTGTTGCTGGTAATTCAGCTCAAGTAGAAGACCTTGGAGGTCCTACACCCCAAAATTACAAACCAGATGATGATTCTGCCAAGTTAAAAGAACCTGGTGCAACTCTAAAACAGGTTGCTGATGTCATCACTAAAAATGCTGCAAAAGCAGATGCAATGCCAACTGGCAATGCAACACCTGGTACACTATCTCAAGGAGATGATGTGGAAATAGAAGACTCACAAGAAGTAGTTTCTGAAGATCAATCAGAAGAAGCCACAGAAGAGGCAATTGTTGATGAGGGTATTAACATTGAAGATGATGTTAATGCACTACTAGGTGGAGAGGAATTATCTGAAGAATTTAAAGAGAGAGCAAAGACAATCTTTGAAGCTGCTCTTAACTCAAAGATAAATGAAATCCAAGAAACACTGGAAATCCAGTATGAGCAAAAACTCAATGAAGAGAAGGAAGAACTAAAAATCTCTCTACAAGAGAGAGTTGATTCCTATCTTGAGTATGTTGCTGAAGAATGGATGACAGAAAACCAACTCGCTATTGAGCACGGTCTTAAGACTGAAATGACTGAATCATTCCTATCTGGAATGAAGGGTCTTTTTGAAGAACATTATGTAACAATCCCTGAAGACAAATATGATGTGCTTGAAAGCATGGTAGAAAAACTAGATGACATGGAAACCAAGCTCAATGAGCAAATAGACAAGAATATTGGTTTAAACAAGAGACTTGGAGAGTCTGTTGCTACTGGTATCCTTGAGTCTGTTTCTGATGGCCTTGCTGCTACTCAGAAAGAAAAGCTCGCTTCACTTGCTGAAAGTGTAGAGTTTGAAAGTGAAGAAAAATATCGTGAGAAGTTAGAAGTTCTCAAAGAATCATACTTTGCAAGAACAACTAATGAGTCTGCTAAAGAAATCTCTAAAGCACAAACTCTTTCTGAGGGTGTAGATAGCACACCAGCTCCTGTTTCATCAGGAATGGATGCTTACTTAAATGCTTTAGGTGCATTTAAACCAAAAAAGCAGATCTGAATTAATTATTAATCAAACGTAAATTTCACACAATTAGGTAAATCGCAATGTTCCAATCAGAACAATTGCAAGAAAAGTGGGCACCACTCTTAGACTATGAAGGTCTTGATCCAATCAAAGACAGTCACAGAAGAGCAGTAACCTCTGTCTTGCTAGAAAACCAAGAAAAATTTTTAAAAGAAGAACAAGCATTTTCATCAGGTATAAACTTGATGGAAGCACCAACAAACTCTGCTAACTCAGCAGGTGCACAAGGTGGATTTGGTGCAGATTCAACTGCAGCTGGTCCTACAGCAGGTTTTGATCCAGTTCTAATTTCTTTAATTAGAAGGGCAATGCCTAACTTAGTTGCTTATGATCTTGCTGGTGTTCAGCCAATGTCTGGACCAACAGGTTTGATCTTTGCAATGAGATCCAGATTCACTAACCAAAGTGGAACTGAAGCACTATTCAATGAAGCAGATACTACATTCTCTGGTAAGGATGCTGGTGGTGATAACACACTGACAAATCCATTCTCAGATGTAAATGCAGGTTTAGGTACAGTTACACAAGCTGGTGTAAACCCTGCAGCACTTAACCCAGTTGGTACTGCACAAACAAACCCTGTAACATACACAGTTGGTCAAGGTATGGCAACTGGTGATGCTGAATCACTTGATGGTACAGGTAATGATGCCTTCAACCAGATGGCATTCTCAATTGAGAAAGTTACTGTTACTGCTAAGTCAAGAGCACTAAAGGCAGAGTACAGTTTAGAACTAGCTCAAGACCTTAAGGCAATTCATGGATTGAATGCAGAAGCTGAATTAGCAAACATTCTTTCTACTGAAATCCTTGCTGAAATCAACAGAGAAGTCATCAGAACAATCTATATGACTGCTGAACAGGGTGCTGTTTCAAACACATCTACTGCAGGTAATTTTGATTTAGACATTGACTCAAATGGAAGATGGTCTGTTGAGAAGTTCAAAGGACTTCTGTTCCAGATTGAAAGGGATGCAAATGCTATTGCACAGAGAACTCGTAGAGGAAAAGGTAACATGATCCTTTGTTCTGCTGATGTTGCTTCTGCATTAACAATGGCTGGTATCTTAGACTACACTCCAGCATTAAATACAAACTTAAATGTTGATGACACTGGTAACACATTTGCTGGTACAATCAATGGTAAGTTCAGAGTGTACATTGACCCATATTCTGCTAACCTAACTGCTGCTAACGCTCAAGGTTCAGGAAATGCTGGTGAACAGTACTATGTTGTTGGATACAAAGGTACATCACCATATGATGCAGGATTATTCTACTGTCCATATGTACCTCTACAAATGGTAAGAGCAGTTGGACCAGATAGTTTCCAACCAAAAATTGGATTCAAGACCAGATATGGTATTGTTTCTAACCCATTTGCTGAAGGAACTACTCAAGGTCTAGGTAGACTGCGCATCAACTCTAATAGATACTACAGAAGAGTTGCTGTTAAGAACTTAATGTAAATTAATATTTACATACTTACAAAGAGATCTCTTCTTAGAGGTCTCTTTTTTTATTCCTAAAAATAATGATATTAGATTTAATTCCAGAAGATAATCAAATACTACATCAGAAAGTTAAAAAATGTAGTTATAATCTGGATCGCAAAGAATTATCTAAGACATTGATTGAAAATATGATACATCATGAGGGTTTAGGATTGTCTGCTAATCAGATTGGTATACCTGAGAGAGCATTTGCTATGATAAGAAATGTAGAATATAATGAGATTATAGTTTGCTTTAATCCTAAGATTGTAAAAACATCTACTAAGAAATCAGTAATGGAAGAAGGATGTTTATCCTATCCAGAATTGTTTTTAGATGTGGTGCGTCCAAGTGAAATTGTAGTTAAATATGAGGATGAAGATAAGAAAATACATAAATTAAATTTAGTAGGATTATCTGCAAGAGTATTTCTACATGAGTATGATCATATGGAAGGTATTGTGTTCACTCAAAGAAACCTAAATAATTAAAAACTAATAAAAATGGTTTGGCATATTAAAAAAACAAGCATAATGACTTCAGCAGGTGTTGTTTATTACAAGGGTGATAACTGTTGGACTGAAGATTTTGAAAAACGCAACACATATACCTCTCAAGCAAAAGCAAAAGCAGAGGATTATATTTGGGAAGCTAAAACTGTTAAAGGTTGGGATGTCACTGCTGTCAATGAAGGATAATGAAAAGTTTTGTTGATTTCTCAGAAAATTTAGAAGATAAAAAACAACAGTTGATGCAGAAACAAAAAGTGATGCAGCAAATGGAAAGAGAGAGGGCGTCTAGATCTAATCAAGAGTTTCAACAAGATAAAGAAGAAAAACAATCTAGAATAGATCAAGAGAAAGAAGAAAAGAAAAAATTAGAACAACTAAAAAAAGAAATTAAGAATGAAATAAAACAAGAAATGGAAGTAGATGAAGAGTTTGGTAAGATGACAAAGAAACAAACTCAAGCATATACTGGAATGGATGATAAGGAACAAAAGGCATTATATAAAAAGATGAAGAAGGATGGAAATTTTGATGTCAAGAAAAATCTAGCTGGTGCAGCTTCTGATGATAAAGATCTTGGTGAAGAACTAAACAAGGATGATAAACCATTTATAAAAAAATTGGTTGGTAAACTAAGAGGTGGTTCTAAAACACATGCTAAACAAGCAGATGATTTAGAAAAAGCAATGAAAGAAGAAAAACATGGTGATCATGAACCAGAGATGATTCGTAATCAATTGAAAACAGCAGCAAGAGCATCAAAAAGAATTGAGAAGCAATCACGTAAAAAAGATAATTTTAAAGCATGGGTTCAATCTAAAATAACTAAAGCATCTGATTATCTGGATACTGCTGCAGATTATCTAGACAGTAAAGAAGTAAAAGAGGAATCTAATCCAAGAATACCTAGAAAGAAAGGTCAACCAGCAAACTCTAAAAAACATTCTGATTTATACACTGATGAAAATCCTAAAGGAACTATTCATGGACTTGGTTTCAAGGACGTTGCTACTGCTAAAGCATCTGTCTCAAAGATCAGGAATTCTTCTAGATCGCATGCTCATAAGATTCAAGCGGCTGTTGCTATGGAACAAAGGGCAAGAGAGATGGGTAAAACCTCTGAAGCAGCAGTCTACAGAAAATTCATCAACTCAATGAAGAAGAAAACAAAACAGATGAATGAAGCAGTAAGTATGAAGGATGTCAAGAAGTTAAGAAAAGCAGCATCTCTTGATATGAGTAATGATCCTAAAGATATTGAAAGGGCTAGAGCAAGAAGAACTGAGATTGATTTCAAAGATCTAATGAGACAGAGAGAAGAGAAGAGGAAAAAGGGTCTAAAAGAGGAGCATAAATACGAGGATAGTAGGAGAGATATGAAAGACTTTACATCTTTTATGGAAGCATCAAAAACTTGTCCAAAGGGTAAGTATTATTGTTTCACTGAAAAGAAATGTAAACCACTACCACGTGGATATCGTATAGGATATGGTGGTAGACTAGCCCCAGACAACAGATCAGATTCAGGAAATGGTAATGGAAACTCTAACGGACACTCTAACGGGAATGGGAATAACGGGAATGGTGGTGGAAATGGTAACGGTGGTAATGGTGGCAATGGTGGTGGCAACGGCGGTGGTGGAAATGGTGGTGAATAAAAATAAATAACTTATAACAGTATGATGAAAACAGATGGTTGTTAAGAAGTCTATAGTAGGTCAAATTGAAAATAGAAATTTTCTAGCACCTACTGGTTTTAAATTTCAATTAAATAGAACACCTAAAGTTACTTACTTTGGCAATGCTATCAATATACCTGCAATAGATCTTGGTGTAGCAGAGCAACCTACTTATTTGAGAGATATTCCTTTACCAGGTGATAAATTACAATTTGCTGATCTTAATTTACGTTTTCTAGTAGATGAAGGATTAGAAAATTATATGGAGATACAAAACTGGATGAGAGGTCTAGGTTATCCAGAGAGTTTAAAAGAAGTATATGATTTTCAACAAGAAAAGTCTGATCTATCACAACCAATTAAAAGTCAATTAAATTTATATTCTGATGGCACACTAACAGTATTAGATTCTAATAATATACCTAAGTTTAAATTAATATTTGAGAATTTATTTCCTACTAATCTTACAACTTTAGAGTTTGATGCAACTCAAACAGACCTAGAATACTTTACAGCAGAGGTCACTTTCAAGTATACTATATACAATATAAGAGATATTTAATTAATTATGTATGATTGATTTGAATGGAATCCAAAAGATGTGGGAGGAGGATTCCAAAATTGATCCAGACAATCTGCACACAGAGTCCTTAAATATTCCTGTGTTACATGCAAAGTATTTTGATCTTTATAATAACATCTTTCTTTTAATGAAGAAAGCTCAACAACAAAGAAAAAATATTAGGCATGAGAGATATGAATATTATTCAGGCAAAGCAGATCCAGAGATCTATATAAAAAATCCTTTTCCTAAAAAGATTAGAGACAAAGATACAATGCAAAAGTATCTTGATGCTGATGAAAGACTATCATCAACTTCTCTAAAGATTGAATATTATGAAACCATGTTGAATTATCTTGAAAGTATTCTTAAACAAGTTTCTAACAGAACTTATCAGATTAAGAATTCAATTGAAGTAATGAAATTCCAAGCTGGTTATGGCTGATCTTGTCATTGAAAAAATCAATGAAGTATATTTAAAAGTCAAAACTGAACCCTCAATAGAATATGAGTTGAGGGATAGGTTTACTTTTGAAGTCCCTAATAAAAAATTCATGCCTCAGTATAGAAGTAGATACTGGGATGGATATGTACACCTCTTCAATATGAAGACTAAGAGAATCTATGTTGGTCTCTTAGATAAGATAGTGGCATTTTGTGAAAACAATGGTTACTCATATGAGTTTGAATCTAATAAATTCTATGGATATCCATTTGAAGTTAATGAAATGATATCATGGGAAGGTGTAAAAGACTATGTAAAATCAATAACTAAGTTCAAACCTAGAGATTATCAGATTGATGCCATACATGATGCATTAAGATATAATAGAAAACTTCTAATATCACCTACAGCATCAGGTAAGTCATTAATGATCTATGCTCTAGTCAGATATTTTGTTGGAAGAAAGAAAAAAATATTACTTGTTGTCCCTACTACCTCTCTTGTAGAACAGATGTATAAGGACTTTATAGAGTATGGATGGAATGCTGAAGATCATTGTCATAGAATATATGCTGGTAGAGAAAGGACAAATGAAAATGAAGTAACAATTACCACTTGGCAATCTGTTTACAATCTAGATAAAACATTTTTTGCAGATTATGATGTCATAATAGGTGATGAAGCACATCTCTTCAAGAGTAAGTCCTTAGTTAATATAATGGATAAACTACATCATGCTAAGTATAGATTTGGGTTTACTGGAACTTTAGATGGCACACAGACCCATAAGTGGGTGTTAGAGGGACTGTTTGGTCCATCATACAAAGTGATACAAACTAAAGAATTGATGGAGAAAGGACACCTATCTGAGTTAGATATACAGTGTTTAGTTTTAAAACATACTCCTAAAAAATTTGAAACATATGAAGATGAGATTCAATATTTGATTGGAAATGAAAGAAGAAATAAGTTTATATCCAAACTATCAATAGATTTAAAAGGAAACACTCTGATACTATACAGTAGGGTAGAGTCTCATGGAAGGATACTTTATGATATGATAAATAATTTTGTTACCAATGATAGAAAAGTATTTTTCATTCATGGTGGTGTAGATGCTGAAGATAGGGAGAAAGTAAGAGAGATAACTGAACAAGAAAACAATGCAATCATAGTGGCTTCTTATGGAACATTCTCTACAGGCATCAATATTAGGAGGTTACACAACGTTATTTTTGCTTCTCCGTCTAAGTCTAGAGTTAGAAACCTCCAATCCATTGGAAGAGTTCTAAGAAAAGGTAAAGACAAAGTAAAAGCAAAACTCTATGATATTGCTGATGACCTAACTAGTGGAGCAAGAAAAAACTACACACTTAATCATTTCATTGAAAGAGTTAAAATTTATGCACAAGAGCAATTTAACTATGAAATATTAACAATAGATATTAAGGAGAACAAAAATGATAGAAGATGATTTTTTTGCCACCCTCAAATTGAAAACAGGGGAAGAATTATTTGCAAGAGTATCTGCCACTGATGAAGGAGACAGAACACTACTCCTAGTGTCACACCCTATCATAGTTGAAACAATAAAGTTAAGAGGTTCTCTAGGTGGATATAAATTTGAACCATGGTTAAAATCATCTAATGAAGACTTATTCATCATTAATTTAGATGATGTCCTTACTTTATCTGAATCAGATAATGTTGAAATGATTATGTTCTATCAGGATTATATTAAAAAGGTGAGTCATGACACTCACACTAAGTTAGATAAAACAATGGGGTATCTAACCACAGTCAGAGATGCTAAAGAAGCATTAGAAAAGTTATATAAATCAAGCTCTAATCAACCTTGAAACCCCACAAAGGTAATTGTACACAGTATTTGGATACTTGTCAAGTACTTGGTTATCTG